CTTATTGTTAAATATGCTTGTAATCTTATTCCTGTTTCACTTGCTTCGGCTCTTGCATCTCTTAAACTTTGTGCAAACTTATCTTCTGCTTTAGATGCTTCAGTTGTTCCACTTATGAAATCAGCTAATTTTGGACCAAATGCAACTATTAAAGATGATACCGCACCCAAAGCTAACCCAATACCAGCTGGACCCATTAAACCACCTGCCATTGCTTTTAAAGCAGCACCAGAACCTCCAGCCTCTTTACTTAACTTTTGGAATGATTCTAATAAAGGATTTAAGTTATTCGCAATACCTATAAATCCATAAGGAGCATCTTGCGCAACTCTTGATAAGTTTGATAAAGCATAAGTAGCTGAATTACTTGTATTTGGCAACGTTTTAAACGCATTACCCAATTGATTTGTTGCGGTAACTGTTTGTTGAATATTTTGTACCGCTTGTTGATTGTCTGCGGTTATCGTAATTTTTAACGTTTCTTGTGCCATTTTATTATTTTACTCCATACAACTTTAATGTCCGTGCCAATTGTTCTTGTGTCAGTTTAGGCTTATCATCTTCTTGTTCATCACTTGGCAAAGGGAAAAACGATTTTAAGCTCTTTGGACTTTTCTCACTTGTATTTACTTTATAAATCAAATAAGCCACCATTCTTGTCCTTTCCCATTCCCTTACCTCTTTGTTTTGATAAGCCGTTTTATATAATAAAAATTCTCGCCACGTCAATTGCCAAAACTCGTTAATCGTTAAGCCAACTTCAATAGCGAGAATAATTATTGAGTCCCAACTATAAAACCCTAATTTTTTTTTTCGTCCGTTTCCTTTTCTGGCTTTAAATCTGGAGTCATTGAGTCTTGCATATATTTCATAAACTCAACCAATTGTCCATCTTTTGCAGATAACCCACCAACTTGATCTATCCATTCGCACACTTCAAATTCATCAAAGTCAATAGGCTTTTTAAGGCTCTTGCATCCACTTTCTGCTGCGGCTTGTACTATATGAACGATTGTATCTAAGTCATAAACCCCTCCAGATAAAACTTCAATTAGCTGCATTAGATTCTTATTCTCTAATTCGCAAAACCTTTTCATAGCCCAAGTTCCCCACTTTAGGTGGATTGTGTTGTTGTCAGTCTTTAATTCAAACATAGTTTTTTATTTTATTTATACTGGTACTTCAGTTTGTGCAATAGGAGGAACACTTACTACGAAAGTTGCAGTAAATTTAACATCATCCTTATCGTCAGCAGTTACACCGAAATCGCTAATAAATACTAAACTTGTAGCAGTACCTCCATAATAAACATCACCTGCAACTGGAGTTGCTCTTCCCATTTTAATTGCGAATAAAGTCTTAGCAGCGTGAGCAGCATATAATTGTTGGTAGCTATCTTTAGATGGTGTACCTGTTTCATCAATTGCAAAACCTTCACACTCAAAAGATTGAGAAAAAGAAGGTGCTGGAGTGTACTCGTTGCCACATTTAGAAGTTGCATCAATTGTGTCATTAGTTGATGTCAAAGAGTTTGTAGTCAAACAAGCGACTGCCTTGTATGTACCATCATTGTTTATGTCAGCTAAGAGGATATAATCTCTACCGCTTACTTTTGTTTCTGCCATTTTATTTAATTTTAAATTTGAGTTATTATTATGTTATAAGTTATCAATACTCTAAAAACGTTATCTAAAGGATTTAAGCCATCTAAATTTCTAATACTTTCTACACTTAAACTTGATGCACCAAAACCATTTGATAAGGTTATTGTTGTATCCGAGTTTATATCTTCTAATATCAAATCGCTTATAGCTTCAGCACGTTTATAACCAAAGTTAGCATTTTTTGTAATAATATCAACTGTGATGCTAATACTATTTGTGTATCCAGCTTTGCCTTGATCTTGGCTTGATGTCCTACCTGTCATTACAATATACTCATCCCCTGCACCTTCTGGAGCAAAACCATCGTAAACAACCAATCCACTCGCACTTGTCAAGTTAGTATAAAACCACTTTTTTATTTCTATATTAGGATTTAACATCTAACAATTTTTTTAGTCTTTGTATTAATTTTGGCTTTTCCGTTTCATACGAAGGTATTAAAAAAGGTTGAGGTCGCATCCCTTTTTGTAATATACTCCTTGCAATAACATAAGCTAATCCTCTATCATTTTTGCCATCCCCAATGCCTTTTCGCTTTACCCATAAAGTCAAAGCATCAACAAAGTCCTTAAACTTACCGCCTTTTTGACCTTTAAATTGTGCTGCATAGGATGTAAAGTCAGCTGGAACACTTACTTGTGGACCAGTACCAAATTCTACATAAGGCGAATAAGATGCCTTTGATTCAACCCCAAATGTTAATTGGCTTTCTTGTACTAATGCTATTTGATTCCTTAGTTGACCGAAATTGACAGGTGCAAGTCTTTTGGCATCGGTTAATATCTTTAAAGCCGAAGCGTTAATCTCATCCCCAACATCTTGCTTTAATTTCCCATCAATGTTCTTTAAAGCATCTTGAATGTCTTTTAATCCATTTAAGTTAACGCTAAATGCCATTACTTGTAAATTATTAACTCCAAGAACCTATTTTGGTTCTCTACGTTCTTAATGGAATGTATTGTGTATCTATCGCCTTCAACATCTACCTCGTAGGAATCTAATATAGTAACTCCAAAACGAATATAAAGGCGGTTTCTTTGGTCGAACTGCAATTCTGACTCTCCTATCTCACGAACTTGATTGTCTGGTCTTAAATCACCCCAAACAGTGCTTTGTAGGGCAAATGTGGTTGTGTACCCACCTTGACCATCACTTGTCCTTGTTGGAGCATAGATTCCAACTTGGCGAGTCATCGTGTTGGCATCAATATAATTTGCTTTCGCTTTACCTAACTTCATATTATAATATTGGGCTTATTCTTGTCCATCTTTGACAGGCTTTCCAAGATTTCTCACAAATACCAGAATCACCATCCAAGCCTCTATTTTCGTAATCGTAGCTAATTTGATCTAATATGGCTAATTTAAGGTCTTTTGGGATAGTTGTATAACCAGCCTCATAAGTAGCCTTTAAATTGGCATATCTTGGAGATACTAATTTTGGGAACTCATTGCCTATCAATTGTAAGTTAGGTGTTGTAACCTCTATTCCATTTTGCTCCATATCAAACAACTCAAACGTATCAATGTCAATTGGTCCGAATGGAATCTCAAAATTGCCACTTATATTGTTGAAATAAGTAGTTATGTCTTTTGGTATTAAACTCAATCCTGTTGCCACTTCAATAGCTTCTCTTGCTTGTGTAATCATCAAAGTAATCAAAGTATCTTCAGCGGTTGTAGTAACACGGCAATACAATTTTGCTTCTGCTAAAGTAACTGGTTCAACTATTGGTGCGATAGGAACGGCACTAAAGTCATTAATATAATTATTATAAGACATACCCTTTTTTTACAAAATTACTTAATTTATTCCAATAAAAAACCCCCACCGAATTGGTAGGGGTCATTATTTACTAATCCTTAGAATTAACCTACGTTACCCATATCAGCATAGATTGCAGATGTAGTCAACATTAAGTTGATGTCTTCGTAACACTCAATACGAGCAGTTACTAAGTTCTTTTGGAAGTTTTCGCCATTCTCGTAAGAGAACTCAATAGCTAAACCTTCAACTTCAACTCTCTCTAAGTATGCAGAATCAAAGATCAATACTTTGTCATCAGTTACCCAAGAAGCACTAATTACAGGAACTCCCCAGATTGTGATACCGCCATTAGGGTTAACAACAACTGAACCAGCACCAGCATAGTAACCAGCAGCGATAGTTGCTTTCAATAAGCGACCCATTTGCGTTTGAGATACTAAAGCATAAGAAGGAACAAAGTTCGCAGTCTTTTGGTTAGCGATGTAATCCACTAATTGTAACAAATCGTTAGTTTCAGCAGTTGTAGTTGAACCTGTTGCAGCACCAGATACAGCAGTAAAGAACGCAGAGTTCTCAGCCTTGAAGAAATCTCTTTGTAACATTCTTGGTAAAGTCTGTGTCATAAATGGTAAAGACTTTAGCATTTGCTTAGAGAATGTAGAGAAACCAGCTAAGTAATCGTTTACTACTTTAACTTCAGTCAAAGAGTAGTTGTTCTCACCTTTATCAGAACCTTCAGTTTGAGCAGCGATGTTGTTAGTCAAACCAGCGTTCTCACGATAGTAAACATACAATCCAGTTTCGCTTCTTACTGTAGGAATCAAATCTCTAAAGTTGATGCTTTGAGCTGGTTGGATAGCTGGGTTCGGAGCATAAGATGCTTGAGAATCACCAGTTAAGTTACCACTTAAAGTCATTGTCTTAACATCAGATAAGTCTAAACGGAATTTTCCGCTATTCTTTAAAGACTTCTCCATTGCGTCAAAGTTACCATCTAATTTCTCCATAATAACTTCATCCATAAACTTAACTTCTTTCTTAGCTGCTTTCTTTTGTGTAGCTAATTGAGAGTCAATTTGTTTTTGTAACTCGTCTTTTACAACAGTTACTTGTGCAGATACCTCTTTAATTTGAGCTTCTGCATTAGCTTGGAAACCTTTAAGGTTTTCAGCCATTTCGTTGATTAAATTTTCCATTTTTACTTTTTAAATAGATTGTTAAATTGCTTAATTGCCTTTAATACTTCCTCGTTATTTTTTTCTTCTACCACTGGTGTCGGCTCAACTGATGGCTCGGGTTGAGTGATTGTTTCAGTAATTTCCAAAGCTAATAATTCAGCTTGTATTTGTTTTATTTGAATCTCCATTAAAGCAAAGGTGTCATCTGTGAATGTACCACCTCTAAACGCTTTGATTAAGTTTTCTAATCTTATTGATAAGTTTTCTTTAGTTTCTTTGAACTCACCCTTGAAACCCAATGTTGGAGTTTCTGGATTAGCACCCCAAAGAACCGCAGAACCTTCATATAGTTTTAATTCGGTAATTGTACGCACACCAGTCTTTTGGTTTACATCCGACTTTAACGTACTAAAACCGATTGAGTGTTGATTGATTAAACCAGCTTCATATAACTTGATAGCATCTTCGCCACATTCAGTTTCTATTAAGTCAGTAACCGCAACAAGCATATCGCCTTCTATATATAACTCTTTAGGCTTACCTAAAGTATGTGCCATATCAGCTTTGTGATCTACTAAAGACCAAATCATATTCTTTCCTTTTGGTCCACGTTCTTTGATAGTCTTGGTAAACGCTTCAGCAACGATAATATCGTTATCCAAATCAACGTTCCCAATTCTTGACCAACACGCTTTTACTGTTCTTGATTCTGGCTCTATATCCAAAATCATATCATTGTAGCTTTTGTTTTCAATCTTACTCATATAACAAAGTTATTAATTTTTTTTAATCTGCTAACAAATCTCTTATTAAATTAGAAATTTGCATCAAAGCCACGTTATTTATCAAATTCCAAACTAATCCCATATCGCCCATAGGTGGATTGTCCTGTAACCTTTTTGGCTTACCATCTTCGCCTCTTACAGCTTCATAACCTAACGTACAACGGCAATTGATAACATCACCAGCACTTCCACTTGGGTCGCAAGGATGTAACATTTGCTCAAAACCGCCATTCTTAGTTTTAACATTAAATTTTTCATCGTAAGGTACTTTTATTCCATCCATATGATAATGGTCAAACTGATCTCGTGGCACTCGCCTTGTTCGGTTATCCCTCGCTGCTATCCATTCCTTCATAGTTACAAGTCCAGTTGCAGCCGTGCCTACCATTGAGCCAATGTTTGCTGCTCTGCCTGTTTCCGTTCTTGCTATCATTTCAGCTCGGTAGTCCGTTATACCAGCCGTTCTTAATAGCTTGATTGTTTCTTGCATTGTCAAACCTTCCTCAACAGACTTGATTAAGTATTGTTGAATTTGGTTCTTTGTTGTTTGTGTTATCTCGGCAGCTATATTATCTAATCCTTTTAATTCAAGGTAAGTCAACATNACATAAGTAAACAAGTCCGTTTGCTTACTNTTAAATTCCTCTGGNCCGNAATAACTTTTTACTGACTTAGAAACGTTNTTNTCGGNAATTTGTGCCATCTTAACGCCCATTGCAATATGAACGTTTTGGATGGTCTTTTTTATCTTCTTATCGCTTATAGCGTTTAAATCTTGGGTATCGCAATAAGTATCCACTTGCCTTTGTAGTTCTTTCTTGAACTTAGGTGAGTAGGTTTTTATTGCGTTTAAATATAGTTTTCTATAATCTTGCCAAATCATTTGTTAGGATTGTATGCCCAATTCTTTAAGGAAATATCCCTTTTAGATGGACACTCTTTGTTTACAGGTTTGCCTTGCTCCATATTTTTCATTCTACTAACAAAGCTAATCGTTCTGTTTGCCGACTTAACTTCATTTGCACCCCAATCCGCTTTTTTCTTGCTTAATAGATTTAAGTTCCTATTTACTGGACTTCTATCTAATGATGCTAAACGTGAGCATTTAGTTTCACTCCAAGCCTTTAACTCCGAGTAAGACATATTCACAGTTTCGTGATACTTTGCGTAAACTTCATCAATAACTTCTTGAAGGTCGGCTTTTAGGTCAACCTTTAAATCAAATAGCTTATCAATAATCTCTTGACTATTCATTTGGTAGCGTTAATGGTTGAAATTCATCTGGACTTTGTAAACTTGAAGGGATGTATAATTTTTCCATTTCAGTTTGATCTATGTAAGGCGGAATCTCTAATCCCATAATATCCATCTTTTGCTTTGGTGCAATCCACCAAGCCTTATCTAACCATTCAACTTGCTCTGCTTTGTTAGCTTCTAATTCACCATAAACAGTTGGGTCAAAGTCAACGTAAATATCAGTTCCACGATATCCCCAATCCGAATGTAATTTTCTATTCAAGTTATCTCTAATACCAACTAACAAAGGAATAGCACAACGAACTGTCAATGCTTTTTCACCTTCCCTTTGGTTGTTGTAAGTCTTATTGTCAGCATCGTTTAATAATTGAGATGGTACTCCGTAAATATTACAAAGTGCTTTCATATCCCACTTTTCACTCTCAATGATATCTAATTCAACAGGACTTAAACCGATTTGTTTCCAATCAACTTTGTAACCACTAACCGCAATTGAATTAAAGTTAGCAGACCCACCTTTCTCGCTTACTGCTCTTTTAAGTGCTTGTGCTTGTTGTGTTCCGCTAATAGGGTCAAACCTATCATCATTCATAAAAAGAACTCCAGCTGGACCACCATTCTGGAAAGAAGCAACCGCCGCAGTCTTGGCTTCGTTTGAACGAGTCAAGTTTCTCGCAGCAGCCATCAATGGTGATTGACCATATAGTTGATTCCCAGTTGTATTCCATTGTAAGTTTATGTATTTATCTTGTAGTACTTCTTGCTTAGTAAAGTTCCAAAGTGGACCATAATTCAATTGGTATCCGCTAATCGTTGGAGGGAAGTTTTGAATGTCCGCTAACACGTACATATATTGTGAAGGAAGCACGTATAACTCATACGGCTTACCATCATTGTTGCCACCTTCAATCATCTTTGCGTAAACAAAAGAGTTACCTGTTACTAATTTAAAAGTACACCAAGCCTCTACGAAATCGCCAAATGTATCTTCCTCGTTAGGATATTTTAATAACTCGTTTAATCGTGCATCTTTTGTATATATTTCAAATGCTTTCTTATGTAGCTTTTCAACATCCTTCCAGTTCTCAATCTTATCTGGTTGGCTCATTAAAGCCTTGTATTTCTTTGCAGAAGTTTCATCCTTTACTTTGTAAACGTGGAATGGAGCAAGTTTTGCTTTGTCCGCAATTAATTTTACGATTGAATAAACAATATCGTTTGCTGAATAACCATCATTTACGAAACTAATGTTATCGCCACCTTGCCAAGTTATTATCCCTTGTTGTATTGCAACTTGTCCGTTAAAAGGAATTTGTGGTAGTACAGTAGATAGTTTTTGTCTTTTACCAAAAAAGTCAAGTAATCCCATTATATATGAATTTTAACAAAGTTAGACAATTTATCCTAAAATACCGACACCTCAAATTTTAGCTTGGTTAAATGCGTAAACACGGCATACCTACAAGCATCCATCAAGTCATCATTTGCCTTTACAGGTTCTTCTATTACGTTATCGTTTTTATCCTTTTTCCATTTGTAAGACATAAACTCCCTTCTTAGGTTTTTGCTATTGTAGTGCAAGTTTATTGGATAAGATTTCATCTTTACTATTCCTGCCCATACATCCTTTTGCGCTGGTTTAATGTTAAACCCTTGTCGGTATAATTCCTCAATAGATTTAGGCTCGGCAGCATCCGCATAGATTGTTGCACGTTCAGGTAGTTTCTCTTTAATCAATCTTGATAGATCACTAAGAGTCAATCCGCTTTGATAAACTATTTCCTCAAAGTAGTTTTGTCCTTCATAGTGCGTAACCTTAACTAATGCAGCTGGGTGAACGTAACCAAAGTCCAATCCATAAAACACATCCCCATCTGGTGCTTGGTCATATTGTTTCCATTGAGTATAAATAATTTCCTTTGCAGAGCCTCGTTCCCCTAAGCCGTAAACCTTCCACATAAAGTCATCAGGCAAATCCTTGTATTGCTCAATATTTCTTATTTGGCTTTCGCTTAGGTTTGAGATATTGTTTAGGTAGGTAGAATGGATGCGTTTGTTCTTTGGATTGTCGGCTACTTCATATACCCAAGAGATAAAGTCGGCTGGATTCCAGTCTAAAAATGATTGTCCAGTAGTACGAATCAAAAGCTGGTCAAACAAAGCCTTACTAATTAGGTTTGCCTCGTTTACGAATAGTATATCCCTTGCTGGTCCTTTTGCTTTGTCTGGGTCCTCTAATCCAAATAACTCAATGTATGAGCCGTTTTTAAATGTATAAATAAAATCCGTGTACCTAAAATCCTTTTCATCCCAAATGTTCCATTGTTCAAGTATGTTTTTAAAATCCCTATAAACTCCACGCTTGATATGTGGTAAGGAATGAGATACACACGAAATTCTTGTATTAGGCTTGGTTAAAGCAATGTGGATTAGCAATTGAACAACTGAATAGCTTTTACTTGATCTTGAGCCACCTTCATTGCATATTATCGGATAGCCATCCTCGTATGCCTTTTTATTAGCATAAAAGACAGGAGTTGCTTTAATCTTTAATTGGTTGACAATCTGCATCTGGTTCTATTGTGATTTGCACATTACCCTTTATGTCAGCGGTTATGTCGGTTGTTTGTTTAGGTCTGCCTTCTAATCTATCTAAAAGGATTTCATAAGCCTTTAAATCACCCTTTCTTGCTTTTGCTATAATCTGCATATCTAATTGCTCAGCTATTGTAAACTCCTCATCTTCGCCTGTTACTGGGTTACGAACCTTAGTAACCAACTCCAATAAACGTAAAAGTCTTGTCTTGCTATTAGGAACACCTTTAGGTCTCCCATTTGGGTTTCCGCTTACACCTTTTGGGAATGCCTTTAAATTTTCTTCATTTGCCATACTTCGTTGATTTCTCGTTGTATTTGAGCGGTAGGGTGGTATCGCACCCCTTCTTTAGTCTGGAATGACTAACGCATTACTTTTATGCTTCTACCGCTTGTCTTGATGCCAAAGTTACTTTATTACCCTTATACATCCCAGCTCCAAGTTCATCTATTTTTGAGAAAGGTAATATA